AGCCAAAAACCCGCCATGTTGCGGGCTGGATTGTGGGTACGGTTTGGGCAAATTGTCGAAGGCAGGGGCGAACGTGCGCAAGTCGTTGGGAATAAACCACTTACAGACGTTCGTGGCTACCAGTTGAGCCAGTTGTATAGCCCATTCGTTCTATTCGGCGATGTTGCGGCTGGGTTGGTGAAACTGCGCGGCGAGATTGATCAGGACTACCAAAACGGCATCCTCGGCGAACCTTGGACCCGGCCCGCGAGCCGTGGCGATGAGGGCGCGATTGTAGAAATCGCGGTTCAACAGAAAGAGCAACACGAAAAATCGAACGATCGAAAAGCCGAAAAGTACGCCAAGGGTTCCGTACCTTATGACGCATTGGTACTGCTTGGCACGATCGACGTTCAGGCCGACGGCGTTTTTTACGAGGTGTCCGGGTTCGGCGAAAAGGAAGCCAAGTTTCTGATTGACTGGGGATTCGTGAAATGCCCGGAAGTGCCCGACGGCGCTGATGTCGATGACGAATTGTTCATGTCAGACCATTGGCCGCTGGTTGCGGAATTGTGCAACCGGGTATATCCGCGGACTGACACGGGAGAGGCCGTACCGGTCTCATGGTGGGGGATTGACTCTGGTTGGCGTACCGATGAGGTGTTGAGATTCGCGCAGATTCTCGGCCCGCAAATGGTGCCTATGAAGGGTTCTGAGCAACAGGCCGCGCCTACGGCGGTCCACCAATCTGACAAGTTTTCCGGTATCGAGGTGATGACTTTCCGCGCGAATCACTGGCGTGATCAGGCTTACAACCGGATGCACCGGCGAGCGCCACAATTCGGCGCTTGGCGATACCCGATCGACTTTGCCGAGAATGGCGGGCACGAATACGCTCGGCAACTCACGGCGGAAGAACGGCAGATCGTCAAGCAACGCGGGCGCGAAATGTCGGTGTGGGTGATGCGGCAAGGTCGAAAGCACAATCACTATTGGGACTGTGCGGTAATGATGCAGTGTCTGGCTACGCATCTCGGGCTGAAAGACTTGACCCGCGAGAATGCAATCAACGATTCTCAGGTGGTTCCCGCGTCTGGACCTGTTGTATCTGGCGTACGATTGGCGTAGGATTCGGCAACTTCCGAGGGTGAACGTAATGGCTTGGCAATACAACGATTATGAAGAGCAGGCCACAGCCGCGCTCCGTGCGTCGGTGTTAAACCAGCATATTTCAGAGGTTTCGGCGCAGGTCTCGGCGTCGATTACAGCGGGCGGCGGCAAGAGCCGGGATGCTACAACCCTTGTGACGTATCTCCAGCAACTGCGCGAACGCAAGGCCGAGCTTGATGCCGAGGCTGGTTTATCGGGTAAGACGGTCGGTATTTCCTTTACTGATTTCCGAGGTGGGTAATGGCGAAGAAGTCACCAAAGCAGCCGCGCGAAAGCAAGGAACTGGCCGAACGCAAACGCGAGGCCGCAACCATGCGCGCACGGCGGGAGCTTTTCGACAAACTCACAGCGTCATTCGGTTGGGCGTCGGCCAAATCGTCAAGGCTGCGGAAGGAATATTTCAGCCGGTTCGGTTCGGGTGATTTCGAGCTTGAACGTGATCGGGAAAACCTTGTCCGATTCTGCCGGGCGCTCGATTCGGATACCACGATTTTCCCGGCGATTGCGAACCGGATGACGGATATCGTGATCGGTCGCGGTATCAGGCCGCGCGCCGCGATGGGCAGCAAGTCACAGGAAGCCGTCAACCTTTTCATGCACTGGGCGAACCGTTGCGATGCGACGGGGCGGATGAGTTTTTGGAAACTCCAACGCATGATGTACCGGGAGAAGTTTGTGGCTGGCGATGCGGCCATGCTGAAAATCAAGGGCGGCAAACTCTTGATGATCGAAGCCGAAAATATCCTCACTCCAGCCGGACGCGAACTGTTGGAAGGTGACAAGATTATCACCGACGGTGTAGAAATCGACGGTACCGGTATGCCACTCGCGTATCACGTTGGCGTATGGAACAACAGCGGTTCGATCCCAAAGCAGGTCACGAAACGGTACGCGGCGGAAAACGTGATCTTTTTGGCGAACCGTCAACGGGTGAGCATGACTCGCGGCGTTCCGATGCTTGCCAGCGCCATCGAACGGGTTGCGATGATGGAAGAAACGCAAACCAGCGTCCATATCGCGCAGCAGGTCGCGGCCATGTTTGCGATGGTGATTGAGTCAAATAACCCGGCCCAAACGCGGTCCATGTTGCGGACGGCCACCGAATCATCGGGCGGGTCCGGCGAACGGGTCAAAGACTTGGCACAGGTCGGCCCCGGCATCGTCATGACTCTGGGTATGAACGAATCGGCAAAGACGATTCAGGGTGCGCAGCCGCACGGAAACTATGACACCTTCTACCGGACGGCGCTCCAATCCGTTCTTTCGGTAATCGGTTTGCCGGTCGAGGTCGGCGTACTCGACAACAGCCGCGCGAACTATTCGGTATCGCGCATGGCCGAAATCCAATCACAGAATACGGCGGAACCCGAACGCGATGACTTTGTGTTTTCGGTCTGTATTCCGGTATGGGATTGGTTTGTTGCCGAGGCCATTCGATCGGGCCAATTGTCGGGATCTTTCGAGGAATACGCCGAAATCACTTGGCACGCGCCGCCCCGAAAGTTGCTGGATGCCGACGTTGAAACCCGTGCGGCGACGATGCAGATTCAGCACAATCTGCGGTCGGCGATGGATGTCATCGAAGAACAGGGCGGCAATCCCGATCAGGTCTTTGCAGACCGCGAAAAGGAAATGAAGGACTGGGCTGATCGTGGCATCCTTCCGCCTGTTATGCCGGGTTCGGCGGTGCCGACCGGCAGCGAAAAGAAAACAGACTCATCAGAGCCGCCGGATATTTCACAGCCGCAAAGCTGATCCGGCGGTTTTTTCGCTTGACCTGCAAAACAGAATAGTCTAAGGTCTCATCGTCTAACGCTTTGCGGCAGGGGATTCCCATGCCCGCGATAGCAGACGCCACGAAAACAGAGAGGCCGGTTCGCCTGAGTTTGCAGGCCATGCCTATCACTCCGTCCGAAGATAAGGACGGAAAGACCCGTTTTTCCGGGCTGCTTTACACGGGTTCGGTGGTGATGACATGGTGGGGCGCTTCCGTCATTTCTCTGGATGGCGTCGAAATCCCGGACCGTGATATCCCTTGCCTTTACGGTCACTCGCAACCCGTCGGCAAGCTCAAAGCGAGACGAACCGATCGCGGCATCGAGGTTGAAGGCGAACTCTTCACCGATGGGGATCATCCATCGAACGCCAAGGCCAGAGAAATCCGCGACTTGGCGAAGGCCGGATACCCGTGGGAAATGTCGATCGGTGCCGACATTGACTCTGAGTTCATCGACAAGGGTGAATCAATCGAAGTCAACGGGCAAACCATCGAAGGTCCGCTCTGGGCGTCGATGTCGAGCGTTCTCCGCGAGGGTTCGATTGTCGAACTCGGCGCGGACGCGAATACGAATAGTCAATTTCTGGCGAGGGCGATGCCCAAGCCAAAGGAGCGCACGATGGCAACCGCAAAACTCGAAACCGTTGACACGGATGAAATCGACTTGGAATGGATCAAGGCCAATAAGCCGGAACTCGTCGAGGCTTTGAAGGCTGAAACCGAAACCACTGATGACGAGGAGGGTACCGAAATGGATGAGGTAACGGCTTCAGCCGCAACAATCGCGGAACTCGAAGCGATGCCCGGAGCGGATTCGGCTTTCGTGCTGAATGCGTTCAAGGCGAAGTACACCGTCGCGCAGGCCAGCGCCGAACTGTTGAAGATCGCAACCGCCAAGCTCGAAGCGGCGCGCGTCGAACTTGAAAAGGCGAAGAACGATCGAGGCGGCTCTGGTGTTGAGGCTCCGGCAACGGCTGGCACACAGCCAAACAAGGCATATTTCGGCGGAACCAGCGGCACCGATCCCGAAGCCGATTGGGACAATTCCGAGGAACTTCGGGAGCACTTCAAGAATCACCGAACCGCGTTCATGGGCTACGCTCACAATCAGAAGCGCATCGGCGAGGCTTGGAATCGCAAGTAAATCCGGCTTCCGGGGAGGAAGCCAAGGAGTAATCAAATGCCACTTTCAGCAGATCGCGGTTTGAATGTTGCGTATGACGGCGCGGGAGTGATCAACGATCTCCCGATCGGCGTATCGACTACGGTTTATCAGGGCGCTTTCGTCGGTCTCACGGCTGGCAACGCACGCGGCCTTGTGGCTGGTGATCCGTTCATGGGTATCAACGTGCTGAATCGCGCGGCTGGTACTTCCGTGGGCGGCACAGATACCACCGTCCGAGTGGTCACAAAGGGCGTACTGAAGGGTGTGACCATCACCGGCGCATCGGCTGCTACCGATGTCGGCAAGCAGGTTTATGCCAGCGCCGATGACACTCTGACTCTGACCATCTCCGGCAATTCTTTCGTTGGCCGAATCCGCCGTTTCGATACGGCTACTTCGACCTTTGACGTGTATTTCGAGGCTGCAACCGATCTGGGCAACACGGCCTGAGACAACCAATAACACCGGCGGCTTCCGGGGGGAAGCTCAAGGTGTGGAGAAAAGATCCACATGAGCACTTCATTACTGAATCGTTCACAAGTGAATGGAGCATTCTGGAAAGTTTTCCAGTCGCTCCAAGATACGGCGGTTGTCGATGCTGTTTCGGTTCGCACTCGATCCAGCACTGGCTCTGAGCGCTACTCATTCCTTGGCGCGGCTCCGGCTGCGTCGAAGTGGCTTGGCCCGCGCAAGACCAAAGCGATGACGGCGCGCACGATCGACATCGTGAATGACCCGTATCAGACTTCCGTGGTCATGCTCGAACGCGACCTTCGGCGCGACCAGACAGGCGAACTCCGCCGCAAGATGGCCGAACTTGGCATGGAAATCGGTACCGTCCCTCACCGACTGGTATCTGATCTCATCGCCAACGGTACGTCGGGTACGGCGTACGACGGCGCGGCATTCTTCAGCGCTTCGCACTCGCTGGGTAGCTCTGGTACTCAGTCGAATCTGTTGACCGCTTCGGAAGTTGCGGCCTTGAACGTCGGCACTGCTACCGCCCCGACTGCGGAAGAGGCTGTCGATGCCATTCAGGGCGTGATCAGCTACATGCAGAACTACAAGAATGATGAGGGCCAACCGTGGCTCTACAACCTTCGCAAGTTCCTGATCATGGTGCCTTTCAACCTTCGCCCCGCGTTCAATACGGCGGTGATGGCGAACAATCTCGCTGGTGGTGAAACCAACGTGATTGCTCAGGGTCTGATCGACGACGGCATGCAGATTGATGTCGTGATCAACCCGCGCCTGTACAGCGCCGCCTCGGCTGAGTTCTATGTGTTCGCGGTCGATCACCCGTCGATGAAGCCCTTCATCGTTCAGGAATCGAACCCGATCGAACTCAACTACCAAGACGAATCCAGCGACCACTACTTCAACACCAAAGAGTTGAAGGTCGGTGCGGACTGGGAAGGCGGAGCCGGTTACGGCGAGCCTCTCTTGGCAGCGAAGGCCACCCTGTCCTGATGCCCCCCAATCGGGAAGCTCTGTCCGCCGGAAGGCGCACAGGGCTTTTATGACTTGGTTTGATGAAGTTGATCAGTTGCTCGATCAAGTCACCGAGGTTTTCGGTGCCGATATCACCGTGACCACCATCACGCCGGGTAGCTTCAATTCGACTACGGGTGTTCGCGCCGAAACGACTGCATCGGTCACTGTGAAGGCGAACCGAATACCGATCATTCAGGAACACACAGGTGTAGGTGAAGGGCGCGCACTGGTCGAAGAGTACATGTACGAAATCCAATCGTCTCTACTCCAGAAACCGAACCCGCGCACAAGCAGGATCACAGACGGTTCGATCACTTGCGAGATTGTGACCATTGATTGGGATTGTGAGCGGAAGAACTACATCATCCGCGCACGGAGGACGGCATGAATGGTCACGATCGACTACAGAGCGGTAGCCCGAATGATTACGGCGAAGCTTGCCGACCTGCAAACGTCGGGCTTTTCGATCACGTTCATAGCGATGGGCGAGGAACCGCCAATATCGGGCACGGTCGCATGGTGTCAGTTGATGAAACTCGACTTCCAAGAGACTGGCGGGATGCGCGAGATAGATCCTGTGGAGTGCAGATTTTCGGCGTCGATATTGATCGGAACGCCGGATTCAGTCACGCGCGCGGATGCGTACGCGCTTTACGAGGCTGCTTCCTACGTTCGCAGCCAGTTTCTACGCAAGGACACTTACGAAGCGTCAAATCGGCACTTGATAACGATCGACCGGACAGACTTTGAGGATGAAGGCGCGCCCGATCCGAATAACCGGATTCGGCTTGGAATGATGACAGTAACCGGATTTGCAACCCGCGATGTAGGTACGTCGCTCGAATCATGAGGTGAACAATGGCAGTAATCAATGGCAATAGCGGCATCGGCTTACGGTGGGAAAACGCTGGCGTTTTGTACATCTACACCGTTGCGGGCACCGACCAATACAGCTTGTTGAACATCGTTCCCGGTTCGCTGCGTTGGCAGCCCGGTACCCGCGAGGGCATCGTACAGATGGACCGCGGCAATCTTTCGGTTGCTGGCACGGCAACGGTGCTCGAAGGCGATGAACGGCCCGGCACGTTGTCATTCCAAGTCAAGCCGACGAAAGCCGGTATGACCAGCGCAACCGAACTCATCACGTTGCTCCGGCCCGCATCGTCGGCAGGCAACAAGCCGTTGTATGACGTTCAGGTACGCATTCCAACCTATCGCGGCGATAGCACGGGCACTACGGCGACGTTGACGAAATGCTGGATGCCCGATGGTGAAGAGTACCAGGCTGGCGGTAGCGGCCAGAATCAGGACACGCTCTCGATCACGTTGCAATGTCTCGGCGGCGTTGCGTACGCAACCTATTGAAAGGGGAAAAATGCGTCTTTCCGAAATCGCTCAATCGCTCGAAAACAAACACATCCGCATCCGTGGCCGACACGTCGAAATCCGCGCCGTGACCGCCAAGGAATCCGAACAGGTTGAAGCGCAGAATCCGTACCCGCAACTCAAAGCGATTCGGGAAGAGGACCGCGTAACCGAGGCCGCTCATCCCGGCTACGTTGCCAAGGCTCGTCGATACATGACGGTTCGGCGTTGCATTCTGGCTGCGATTGCGGCCAACCTTGAAAACGCTGCTGGCGAATGGTGGACGCCAGAACGTGATCGCGCATGGGTTGAAGCGTTTACCGATGAGATGCTTTCAACGTTGACCGAAAAGGAAATCGGCATCATCTTTCAGACACAGGAGGACATTGAGCATCAGTCAATTGCGGAGATTGTCGGCGACGGTGAGACGCTGGGAAACTCATAGGGCCATCCGAAGGCGCGAAGCCTATCGGGTGGTCACTACCGGCCAGCTATTCGATAACACCGCTGTACCAATTGCTCGCGGTGGCTGAACGATTCGGGCGCGATCCAAGGGAGGTATTTGATTGGCCCTTGTGGTTGCGAAAAGTTTGTATCGGATATGAGGCGGTGCGAGTCTCGCAAGAGGACCGAAACCGAGAAGAGTTTGCCAAGGTTGTAGCGGCTGCTGTTGGAGTGAAGCTGTGAAGGTAGCGCTGAAAATCGACGATTCGCGTTTCCGTGGCAAGGTCCGGCAGCTTGCGGTGCAGTCGGTCTTTGCTGGTGAAAAGGCCATCCGCATTCAGGGTGAACACGTTGCCCGATATTGCGTCGAATACTCGAAAAAGCACGTTGATACCGGTCGAAATCTGCGCGGCTGGCAGACCTGTTACAACTCGATCGGCGTCGGTCGCGTGCCGATTCAACCCGTGAAGCCGAGTCGTCAACGCGAAGCCATTCGGGCGAAGCTAGAGGCTCAGGTCAATCGAATGGGCAAGGTACGCGAACAATACGGGCGATGGATCAAGCTCCAACAGCAGCGCAAGAACCATCAGAATTGGCCCTCGTACAAAAAGCTCGTGAAAGAGTTTGACCGAATCGGCGATATCGAAGATCGGGCGCTCGAAGAACTGGCGTTGTATGACGCGGATGAATCGGGCGCTGGTTTGCTCATCGGCGGTCGATCGACCAAGCGCCGGTATTCGATGTCGAGGCTGCGCACTTACCGAACAGGTTTACGCATTTTCGGCGGAGATTCTCGGGTGTTTCGCGTCGGTTCAAACTGGCTCATCACGATTCGCAACCGCGAACCGCATTCGCGCATCTTGGAATATGGAGGTATTTCGTCCATCGGCCAATATGTACCGGGTCGCTTCATCATGCGACGGGCAATCCACATGGGCCGGGCTATCGGCGTAAGCCGCAAAGCCGCCACTACCTATCTCAAAGAGGCCGCGAAGGGTACAGAAATGTATCGCGGGCAAGGGCGCGTATTGAGCGCTCGGCAGGTGTAACCCATGGCAAGTGACCTACAAGCTACTCTCGGGATGGATGATGCGGCATTTCGTGCTGCGCTGAAGAAGTCGGAGACTGATGCCGCGCGATTTTCTGGCCGAATCGGTGAGATGATTCAAGTGCAAACCGCTGGCTTCCGCCGATTGACGGGCGCTATCAATTCTGTATTTCTTCCGTTCACTTCGATCATCGGGACAATCACCCTTGTAACAGGGCTCGTTGCAACCGTCGGATCGTTCTTCGACATAACCGGATCAAATGCTCGCGCAGCCGCCGAGGAGCAGGAACGATACAACGATGCCATCCGCCAGTCTCAGAGAGAGCTTGCAAACCTTGGGCAAAAAGCACGGGTAGAACTTGGCGAGCTTTCTTCATTCGAGGCGCAGCTACGCGATGCTGCACAGCAGAATATAGACCGCTTGAATAAGGCGATGAAGGACTTTGACTCTGCGGATATGGCTAGAAGGCGGTCGCGCATTCAAGAGGTGTTAGCTCTCGACGACGCTACTAGGCTGACTGACAAACCATCCATATCTGGTGGCGCTCCGTTGATATCTCCGCTCACGCGGTCAAGTCTTGAAAATGAGCTTGACACGATCAATCAGAAACTTCAGGAGTACGCCGAGTTTGTAGACGAATCCAACGAAAGGTACACCGAACAGATTGAGCTTATCCGTCGCGCCAGAGAGGAAACAATAGGCCGCCTTCAGATTCAAAAAGAAATCCAACTGGCAACCATCGAGGGCAACACGCTTACCGCAGAATTGATGCAGGCGAGCGAACGCTATCGCGCGTCCCTGAAGGATGTTGAGAAGTTGCGACTGGATGACGCAGCGGCGGCGGAAAGGTTGCTTTCCGTTGTGAAACGTATCTACGACGCTGAACGAAAGAGGGCATACGACGCGCAACGCGAACGAGAAGCACGAGCGGCGCAGGAAGCGGCAGATTTGGCAAGGCGGAAAAGCGAAGAGGCGGAAATTGCACGGCAGGAAGAAATCCGGCGAAGCATCGAAGAACAGGAAAACGCTATCCAAGAAACGGCGCGGCAGGAGCGGGAAAAAGAACGCCAGCGCAGACTCCGAATTGAGAATGATGAGTTTGCTATTCGCCAGCGCATCGAAGAACTCCGGCTCAAAGGCCAGAAAGAAGAGGCCGACCGTCTGGAGCGAGAGCTTGAACTCCGCCAGCGAATCCGCGATATACAGGATCGTGAAGGTCTCGGCGAAGATGAGCGAAGGCGGCTTATTGAGAAAGAAACCGAACTCGCCAAGCTCCGCGAAAAAGCGGCACAATCCGAGATCGAC